GTGGCCGGGAGTTTTGCAGGGGGGGGTGGGGTAGCCGGGTATTTTTGACCTTTTGCGTGCGAAAAAACACTCTTTTAATAGGCTTTTTCGCTACCGAAAAGCATTGTTCTGGTATCCAAACACGAACGTGAGGTCCAAGGATGGACGCATTTTTCGACATTGTGGGGCGTGAACTGCTGAGTCGCTGCCCGCCCGACGTTGACCCGCAGCAGTGGGTGGAGTTCCGAGCCGAGTTTGCCCGCCGGGAGAAGTTGCAACCGGCTGACTTCCCAATCCAGATCGACGTCGAACTGAACGGTGGCTGCAACATGCGTTGCCCGTTCTGCATCCACGGGTACGACAAAATCCCGAACGTGAACCTGGGGCGAGACGTCTTCGAAAAGGTGCTGCGGGAGGCTGTCTCACTTGGCACAAAGAGTCTCAAGCTCAACTACATCAACGAGCCGTTGATGCGCCGCGACCTGGAGGAGTGCATCCGTTTTGCCCGCGATGCTGGGATCATCAACGTGTTCGTGGTGACGAATGGCACCCTGCTGACTGAGAGCAGATCGGAGTCGCTGCTAGGCTGCGGGCTGACGAAACTATTCATCAGCATCGACGCTGCAACGCCTGAGACGTACGACAAGCAACGACTGTCTGGTAAGTTCGGCCTCGTGGTGGCGAACGTGCTGCGGTTCATTGAGATGCGGAACGCTCGTGGCCTGGGCTTCCCGCTGGTGCGAGTCAGCTTTCTCAAGAACGCTGTCAACATCCACGAGGAAGAACAGTTCAGAAGGCAGTGGGAGAACGTCGCTGACATTGTGACTTTCCAGACGATGAATGAGGTTCCCGATCGGGTGACGAATCTGACCCTGCCCGTGATTGAAAGCAAGGCGAGTGGTTGTGACTTCCCGTTTAAGCAACTCGTCGTTGACCACCTGGGGAACATTCAGCCGTGCTGCAAGCTGGCTGGCAAGAAACTGATCGTCGGGAACGTCAACAATATGTCGCTGCGAGATGCTTGGAACCACCCGTCGTTGGTGGAGTTGAGGAACACGCACGCGTCTGGACAGTGGGCATCGCATCCCGTTTGCGGCCCGTGCTTGAACCCTGGGAGCGATGCGAATGTTTAAGGATCGAATCAAAGAGTTCCGCCGAGTACCCGCTTCGCAACTGATCCCGAACCCCAAAAACTGGCGAACGCATCCTGATTCTCAGAAGTCTGCACTGCGTGGCGTGCTGGAGGAAATTGGATTCGCCGATGCGTGTCTTGCGAGGGAGTTACCTAACGGCGAACTCATGCTGGTCGATGGGCACCTTCGTGCCGAGACTGCTGCTGACGAGACCGTACCAGTTTTGGTACTCGACGTTACCGAGGAGGAAGCCGACACAATCCTGGCAACCCTCGACCCGCTGGCTGCGATGGCTGTCGCTGACGAGGAAAAACTCGCTGCGCTGCTGGGGCAAGTCTCGACGGACAACGAATCTGTCAAGACGCTGCTCGACTTCGTTTCCTCTAGCGCTGGTCTCAGCGACGAACTGGTGGACGATGAAGGTGGAGACAACCCGTACACGGCAAAGATCGGCGCGCCGCCTTACGAGGTCACGGGGCCGAAGCCGACGCTGCCCGAACTCTGCGACTCCTCAAAGGCAAAGCAACTGCTCGCAGAGATTGAGGCGAGCGGAGTGCCTGAGGACGAGAAAGAGTTCCTGCGAATGGCTGCGATGCGGCACGTTGTCTTCGATTTCGAGCGCGTTGCAAACTACTATGCTGGCTCTGAACCTGAGGTGCAGAGGCTTTTCGAGAACAGTGCCTGCGTGATCGTGGACGTTGACAAGGCAATCGAAAACGGATGGGCGAGGCTCGGTGAGTTGCTTCGTGAGTCGTACGCAAGCGAAAAGGACAAATAGTGGAAAACTTCGCCACGTTCATTCTGACTCACGGCAGAGCAAAAAATGTCGTGACGTACCGCTCGCTCATGCGATCCGGCTATACGGGCAAGCTCTTTATCCTGCTCGACGACGAGGACGACCAGCGTGCCGCGTACGAGCAGGAATATGGTGACGCTGTTGTCGTGTTCAATAAGCAGGAGTACGTCGGCCGCTGCGACTCAGGGAACAACCTGGGGAAACGTGCTGGGATTCTGTTCGCCCGCCACGCAGCGTACGACGTTGCCAGAAAACTAGGGCTTCGATATTTCTGGCAGCTTGACGACGACTATACGACCTTCAACTGGTCGTCGGACAACCGTGGGAGATTTCTCAACGCAAATGCGTCAAGCCGAATTCTCAATATCGATAACGTGCTTGCCGCCTGCCTGGAGTTCCTCGAAACAAGCGGGGCGAAAACGCTGGCGTTTTCTCAGGGCGGTGACTTCATTGGCGGTGGGAAGGGGCGATTCGCCATGCTCGCGGCGGAGGGCCGCTTCGCACGGAAGGCCATGAACACCTTCCTTTGCCACGTTGACCGGCCTATCGACTTCCGAGGGATCATGAACGAGGACGTCACTGCGTATGTCGTGTCCGGTGGTCGCGGCGAGCTTTTCTTCACGGCTCCACGGTTGAGGGTCTCGCAACTTCCAACTCAGTCGCAGGGTGGTGGAGTCTCTGACATGTACCGGGACTATGGCACGTACGTGAAGGCATTCACGACCGTCATGTATGCGCCGTCGTGCGTCAAGGTTTCTATGATGGGTGATACGAACCGTCGTGTTCATCACATGGTTCAGTGGAAGTATGCCGTGCCGAGAATCATCTCCGACAAGTACCGCAAAGCGAGGTAGTGATGGGAAAGCGTGGCCCGGCCCCCGAGCCTTCGATTCTGAAATACATCCGAGGGAACCCGAGCAAGGAAGCGTTGAATACTGCGGAGCCAACTCCTGCACTCATTGCGTTTGACTTCCCGCCGCCGAAGGTGCTTGAGGGAAAGTGCATCGAAGTCTGGGCTGACACGGTTCCGAAATTGGCACGGATGCGAGTTCTGACTGACGCTGACGTTCCGACGCTGACGCGATACTGCATCGAAACGGTGCTGTACCTTGCGTGCTATGAGAAAGTGAAGTCAGCGGGCGAGGAGTACATCCACTGGGAGCCTGACCCGAATCGAACCGATGGCAAGCTGCGAATCAAATACACGCAGGTCGCACCGTGGGCGTCCCAGATGCACAAGCACCACATGGCGATGCTTCGGATTGAGCAAGAGTTCGGCATGACGCCGAGCAGCCGGTCACAGGTGACAACGAATGGAAGCCAACAAGACGATCCGCTTGCAGCCTTTGTCAAAAAGCGAAGCGGCGGCGCAGGGGCTTGACTTCTACTTCGATCCAAAAAAGGCGAACCACGTTATAGAGTTTTTCCATGACTGGCTTCGCCACTCTAAGGGAAGATTCGCCGGTCAGTCGTTCACGCTGCTGGAGTGGCAGCAGGAAATGCTGGCCGAGTTGTTTGGGTGGGTGAGAGTCGACAACGATATGCGTCGGTACCGCATGGCGTATGTCAGCACTGCCAAGAAGTCCGGCAAGTCGACGATCCTGGCTGGCGTGGGGCTGTACCTGCTGCTCGCTGACGGCGAAGCGGGGGCCGAAATCTACGGCGCGGCAACGGATCGTGAGTCCGCTTCGATTGTGTTCCGTGAAGCAGCCAGCATGGTGCGAGCGTCGCCAATGCTCTCGACTGTGCTGGAGGTCATCGACTCACGCCGCACGATTGCATACCGGCAGGCGTCTTCGTTTTACAGAGTGCTGTCTGCGGATGCGTTTCGTGCGGAGGGTCTGAACATTCACGGACTGTTGTATGACGAGCTTCATGCTGCACGCGACCGCCGCCTGTTCGACTCGCTCCGGTATGGTGGAGCAGCCCGAAGCCAGCCGCTGCTCGTGAGCATCACCACGGCTGGCTACGACAGGTCGAGCATCTGCTACGAGCAATACAGCTACGCGAAGGCAGTGCTGGCTGACTGGAAACACGACCCGACGTTCTACCCTTGCATCCATGAAGTTCCGACCGAGGACGACTGGAAGGATTCGGAAGTATGGCCGAAGGCGAATCCGTCCTGGGGGGTGACGATAAACGAGTCGGACTTCGCTGCTGACTGTCACGAAGCACAAATGTCAGTGAGCAAAGAGGGGTCATTTCGCCGCTACCGGCTGAATCAGTGGACGAGCCAAGACACCCGGTGGATCAAAATGGAAGCGTGGCAGGCTGCGAACGCAACGCCTCCGCACGACCTCGCTGGCCGGGAGTGCTGGTGCGGGCTTGACTTGGCATCGACGACTGACACCTCGGCCTTCGTTGCTGTGTTCCCGTGCGAGGATGGGACGCTCGACGTCTTGGCGAAGTTCTGGATACCGCTAGACAACATGACGGAGCGTGAAAGACGGGACAGGGTTCCGTTTTTACAATGGGTGGAGTCGGGGTGCGTGACTGCGACGAGCGGGAACGTGACTGACTATGACGTTATCCGCCGAGACGTTGCTGCGTTTGCAAGCACTTACAACGTGAAGCGGCTGGCGATTGACCGATGGAACGCCACGCAGTTGTCGAACCAACTGCAGGGCGACGGACTGAACATGGTTCTATGGCCGCAGGGGTTCGCTGGGATGAACGCCCCGAGCAAACTGCTGGAGTCACTGCTCGCTGGCGGGAAACTTCGACACGGCGGCAACCCCGTCCTTCAGTGGCAGGCTGGCAATGTTGCGGTGAGGCAGAACGCCGATGGGCACATACGACCAGTCAAGCCGAAGGAATCATCAACGGAGAGGGTGGACGGAATCATCGCTCTCGTGATGGCTCTCGGCGCGTGGTCTGCCGAGAGCAAGGAACCGCCCCCCGCTGAACCCGAGATCATTCTTCTATGAGCGACCAGATCATTTCCGCCGTGTGGGACGTATCAACCGAGCAACGGTTCTTCGGGTCGCTGCTGGATGACGACTACGGATTCGCACGCGGCGCTTCGTCGGGCGTTCGAATCACCAGTGAGAACGCGTTTAAGTCAACGTGCGTTTTGGCGTGTGTGCGAGTTCTGGCTGAAACGGTTGCGTGCCTCCCAGTCCACGTTTTTCGACGGCTGCCGACTGGCGGCAAGGAGCGATACCCTGGCTGGATGGATCAACTGCTCGCTGTCTCGCCGAACGGGTGGATGACTTCGTTTGAGTGGCGCGAGACGAGCATGATTCACTTGGGACTCTATGGAAACTGCTACAGCGAAATCTGTGCGGGGGCTGCTGGAGCAATTAGCGAACTCATACCGCTGCACCCTAGCCGGATGCAGGTCGAGCGAATTGAGAACGGACGACTGCGATACACGTACACGGAGCCGTCTGGTTCAAAGACTGTCTACGCTCAAGACCAGATTCTGCATATCAGGTGGATGAGCAACGACGGCATCGTTGGACAGGTTCCAATTGACCTGGGCAAAGAGGCGATCGGGCTGGCTCGCGCTTGCGAGATGCACGGGGCTCGCTATTTCGGAAACGGTGCTCGTCCTGGCATTGTGCTTGAGACGGATGGGAACCTAGCCGCCGAGGCTGCGGAAAGGCTTCGAGAAAATTGGGAACGGATGCACCGGGGGCCGGATAAGTCGAGCAAGACTGCGGTGCTGACTGGAGGACTCAAGGCCCACGAACTCGGATCGACAAATACCGACTCGCAATTTCTGGAGGCTCGCCGCTTCCAAGTCGAAGAAATCTGCCGACTCTACAGAGTGCCGCCGCATTTGGTTCAGTCCCTTGACCGGGCGACGTTCAGCAACATCGAACAGCAGTCTCTGGACTTCGTTCAGTATTCTGTGCTGCCATGGCTGCGGCGTTTCGAGTCTGCGTTCACCCGCGACCTCATCACGCAGCCTGAGGAATACTTCGTCGAGTTCGACGTACGTGGCCTACTCCGTGGCGACGTTGCCGCTCGGAGCCAGTACCTCACCAGCATGATCGACCGTGGCGTGATGAGCGTCAACGAGGCCCGCGCTGCTGAAAGTCTGAACCCGGTCGAAGGTGGCGACTCGCATTTCTTCCCGTTGAACATGACGACGGTGGAGCGAATGTCGGCTGAACCTGTCGAGTCTGCGCCTGCCGTGGAGGAGTCCGCCCCGGTTGCTGAGTCTGCACCCGCGCCGGAACCGGACGTCGAAGCAAACTTCGCTGCGGCGGCTCTGAATGGTGCGCAGATCACTAGCCTGCTGGAAGTGCTGACCAATATCTCGACCGGCCTGCTGACTCCTGACGGAGCCACCGCTGTGCTAGCCGCTTCGTTCCCGCAACTCACGCCCGAACAGGTGGCGGCAATCGTGGCAGGCGTTGTCACGAAGCAGCCCGCCCCGCAACCCTTGCCAATCGGAGTGCCAAATGTCGACCCAGCAAATGCTTGACCTCGGCGAACACGGTGGACTAGAGCGTCGGTTCCTTGTGACGGAGGCCGATGACGCCACCGTTCCGATGCTGTCTGTTGAGACTCGCGCGGCGAAGAATGGCGACGGGGAGCCTGAGGAGTGGATCGTTGGCTACGCTGCCCGGTTCGGAGTCGAAAGCCTGAACCTGGGAGACTTCGTAGAGCGGATTGACCCTGGTGCGTTCTCGCTCGTATCGGAGCGTCGAGGCCGAAAGAATCCTCTTATGACGAGGGCACTTTTCAACCACGATCCGAACTTCGTCCTGGGTCGCTTCCCAGATACGCTTCGCCTTGCCGTGGATGACGTTGGCCTGCGGTACGAAGTGCTGCCGCCTGCCTCGCAGCGTGGTGTGATTGAGAGCATCAAGCGTGGCGACATTCGTGGCTCGTCTTTCGCGTTCGTCATCGCCAAGGGTGGGGAGTCGTGGCACGTTGAGGAAGGGAGACATATTCGAACCGTTACGTCTGTGTCCGACCTCATGGACGTTGGCCCGGTGACATACCCGGCGTATCCGGATAGCAGCGTGAGCGTTGCTCAGCGGTCGTTTGAGCAATACGCCAGAGAGTCTGTTCGTGCGATTGAGAAGCGGGACAGACTGATCGCCAAGGCGAAGGAATACATGACCATCCGCGCCGAACACATGGAGTGGCTCGCCAAGAATGGCAAACGCTAAAAAGCAAACTGGCGATGACTGCGAGTGCGGTGGCGGGAGACTGCGAACTCGCTCAAGCAGGCAGCGCGGCGAGTATCAGCTTCGATACCTGGAGTGCCGCAGGTGCGGTGCAACTTGCCGCTGCGTGGTGCGGGCTGACGTTCTGTACCGAAAGCCGAAGGCGTAGTGTTGTAAATACAACACTACGCACTCCACCGCGAAGCCGTTCGCACGTACGTTGAATGGATCGGGGTACGAAGCCCCATCACACCGTACGCATGGAGGCTCCCCGTGGCTGCTGAACTCGACCCCGCTGCTCCCGCTGACGACGTTGTTGCTGACGGCAAGCAGGTCAAGATGCTGCTCGACACCCTGGCGAATGTTCTCGCCGAGATGGGTGTTCTCGGCGAGGAAGCCGAAGCGTCTGAGGAGCCGATGCCCGAAGCGAACTCGCTCAAGATGGACGAGCTTTGCAAGAGGGCCGAGGGCTTGAAGTCTCAGATCGACCGCCTTCGCAAGATCGCTTCGAAGGAAAAGGAACTGCGTGCAGTTCTGAACCGCGCTGCCCCTGCCGTGACGCCGGTCGTCAAGGCTGACGTCACCGAAACCATCACAGAGGACAAGCGAATGAGCGTCCCCGCCATGCCCCGCGTTTCAAGCATTCGTGGCTTCCGTGGTGCCAATGCCGAGGAGCGAGCCTATCGCGCCGGTCAGTGGTACCGTGGCAACGTGTTCAACGATGCGGAGTCGCGTCGGTGGTGCAAGGATCACGGCGTCGAGACTCGTGAGCAGTCCAACCACGGCGGTATGGGAACGCTCGGCGGCGCACTGCTCCCGCAGGAAGTGCTCGACCAAGTGATTGTGCTCGTGAATGAGTACGGCCAGTTCACGCCGAACGTCCGCACTGTCACGATGAACAGCGAGACGCTTGCCATCCCGCGTCGTGCTGGCGGTCTGTCCGCGTACTTCGTAAACGAAAACGCTTCGCTGCCTGACTCCGATGCGTCGTGGGATCGGGTCAACCTCGTGGCGAAGAAACTGGCTGTGTCGAACCGCATGTCGAGTGAAATCCTCGCCGACAGCATTATCGATTTGGCCTCGTACATCACGGTTGAAATCGGCCGTGCGTTCGCCAAGACGATTGACAACTGCGGCTTCAATGGTGACGGCACCGCGACCTACGGTGGCATCACTGGCCTCGTGCCTGCCCTCGCGGCTGGCCTGGGCAACGGAGCCAAGGGCATCTACCAGTCGGCGTCGGCGTCCAGCTTTGAGACGTTCTCGGTGCAGGACTTCGTCAGCACCCTCGCGGCTCTCCCGCTGTACGCGAGAGCGAACGCCAAGTGGTATGTCAGTCCGGCTGGCTTCGCATCGTCGATGCAACGCCTTGCTCTGTCGAGCGGTTCTTCGAACGGTCTGTCTGGTGGCAACACTCAGTCCGACATTCAGAACGCTCTCGGTCTGACTTTCCTCGGGTACCCCGTGGTGCTGTGCAACGCGATGGACTCCACGCTCGGCACCGATTACGCCAAGCTCAAGGTTCTGTTCGGCGACCTTGAACTCGGCGCCATCTACGGCGACCGCAAGGCTGTCAACATTCGCACCAGCACGGAGCGGTACGCGGAACTCGACCAGACCCTCATGGTCGCCACGACTCGCTTCGACATTGCCGTTCACGGCATGGGCGACGACATTGTGGCTGGCTCGTACGTGGCTCTCGCCACTCGGAACGACTGAGCCACGGACGGCTGACAAGGGCAGGGATGCCCGCTGACTTCTCGCGGGGCGGACGGACGCACAATCCGCCCGCCCCGCGTTTCTTTCTGGAGCCATGCCGCCGTGCCATACAACAACCTCGTATTCACGAATCTTTATCTCGGCGACACGGGGCGGCGATACCGCTCTCTCAAGAGAATTACCCAGCCGGTCGTTGAGCCTGTGACGCTGCGGCAACTCAAGCAGCACCTTCGGATTGAGCACGACGCCGAGGACGAATACTTACTGGCGTTGATAGGGGCGGGAAGGCAGTACGCGGAGCAGAGGTGCGACCGCTGCTTTATCGACACCCGCCTTGAAATGCAGACGGACACGTTCCCGGCTGCTATCGAACTGCCGTTGCCGATGCCTCCGTTCAGCCCGACTGCTGGCAGGCAGACCATCGAAGTCAGCTACCTCAATGTCGCTCTGAACCGCTTGACGATGGTGGAGTGTGAGCCGTCAACGGGATCGAACCCTGGCAAGTTCCTCGCCCAGAGAGACGCGTCCCCTGCGGTATTGACACCCGCTGTCAATGGATACTGGCCTGTCACCGGCCCGGTTCGTTCTGCCGTGACGATCCGATGGTGGGCGGGCTACGGTCCGGATGCTACGACGACCCCTAAGGGGGTCGTTCACGCAATCATGATGCTAGCCGCCCACTGGTTCAACAACCGCGAGGCGGTGACTGTGGCGGGCGGGATCACTGCTACGACTGTCCCGATGGGGGTCGATGAGTTGCTGTCGATTCACTCCTGGGGGCAGTACGCATGAGCGAGTTTACCGCACGAGTGTCGCTGGCTGTCACGGGCCACGTTCGCAGCGAGTCCGAGTTCGACTCGCTGCTGGTCTATCCTGCCTCGTTCGAACGGCTGCTGACAAATGGCGAGGCCGGATACCAATGCACCAAGGTATACGCCGCTGCTGGCGTCGTGGTTCCTGGTGGAGTTGCGGTCGACCTGGAGGCGGAAGGTTTTTCATTCGTAAAGGTTTTCTTGCTGCAAAACACGAGCGACCCGGCAGTCGATTCAAGTCTGGTCGTCACCGTTGGTGGCGTGGGGCCGGATGCCTGGGGGCCGCGAACCGCTACTGTCTCTAGCGGACAAGTGGACTTTGCAACAAACGATTACGACGGCTGGCCTGTCACCGCGAATATCAAAGACATTGCCATCGGTGGGACTGTAGGCGCCGCATACAAGTTCATCATCTTCGGGAACTGACGCCATGTGGTTCGCTGGTGACTTGAAACGCCGCGTGGTGATTGAGCAGCCTCGTGAGGCCGTGAACAGCCTCGGCGAGACGACGCTGACCTGGGCGACGTTCACTACAGCGTGGGCTGCGATTGAGGGGCTGAACGTCCGCGAGATTGTGCAGAGTGGACGGCAGCAGTCAGTGATTTCATACAAGGTCAAGATGCGTCGGGTGCCTGGACTCACGACGAGGATGCGGCTGCAGTGGAACGGCGGCGTGCTGAACATTCAAAGCATCCTCTACCGTGGGGCTCAACTAGAGGACGTCGAGGTTCTGTGCGCCGAGGAGGCTGATTAAATGGGTCGCTACGATGAGGGCTTCCAAGGCGATAAGTCGAACTCAATGAAAGTTGAGGGCATCGACTCGCTGCTTGATTCGTTCCGGAGTCTGCCGCCCGCGATCGCCAACAAGCATCTAACGAAGGCGATGAAAGTCGCAGTTCAGCCGATGCTCAAGGAACTCAGGTCGCTCACGCCGCATGGCCCGACCGGGAACCTGCTGAACTCTGCCGACTACCGTGTTCGGAAGTACGGCGGAAAGGGTGGCGGCGTCGTGTTCGGTATCGTTGGCTACAAGCGTTTCGTGAGCAAGCCGACGAATGACGAAAAGGGATACCACTCCTCGTGGATTGAGACCGGCACCGAGGACCGAGTTCCGAAAGGCAACGGGCTGTCGTCGTATCGGTTGGCCTCATCGGGGTACACCCCTGCGGGGTGGACGGGACGTTGGCCGATGTACCGAGTCCAACGTGCTGCTGGCCTGAGAGGATACCACCCGCTCGGCCGTGCGTATGCGTCTGTGTCGCAGCGGTGTGCTGACATTCTCGCATCTGGAATGGTCGAGGCTCTGGATAGGGCGATCGACGAGACACGCCAGAAGGGGCTCGACTAATGCTGCAAAACACGGTCGAGAAGTTCGCCCACTGGCTGCTGACCACAGACCCACGGACGGCGTATCTGCTAGGGCATCGCGTCTACCCCGTACTCGCCCCGCAGGGTGCGACGAAGACCGGGGCGGCTGGGCTGCGGACGTTTGCTGTCTACCGGAGGCTATCGACACAACGGGACACGGTTGACCTGACGGGACTTATAAACGCGAGTCAGGTGGAGTTGCAGGTCGAGTGCTATGCCGACTCGTATGCTGCTGCCCGTGAGGCTGGGAGTGCGGTTCGCTCTGTGCTTGCGTCATACACGGGTGACGCCTACGGCTCTAAAATACTGACAGTGGTTCAGTCGTCGGAGTCCGACGAAGTTGCCGTGCCGGTGGATGGCAAAGCCACTCCAATCTACGCACTGTCGCAGTCGTTTCAGATTCGGATTGCGGAGTAGTTCGACACCTAACAAGGAGCGGCAAGGATGCCAGAGTCAACCACTAGCACAGTTCTATCTTCGCAGAGTGGTGCAGAGTTCACGTTCAGTGGACTGTCTGCCAAAATCACGAGCATTGACGTCTCTGGGACGGCTGCTCAGATCGACGTTTCGCACCTCGGCATCGTGGCTGGTCAGCGACGTATGTTCCGAAAGGCTCCGCTGTCTGATTCGCCAGAGGTAAAGGTCGACTTCATAGGCTCTGGCCTGCCGGACGTTGGGGTGAAAGACGATTTCACTCTGACCGGCTCGTTCGGCTGCACGAACTCTGGAGTCTGCACGAAGGCCATTTGCACTCAAGCCAGTGTAAAGGCTTCGGTCGGTGACCTGATCAAAGGCAGCGCGACGTTCAAGCTCAGCAAGGACTGACCGATAGTTCGTATACCTAAACATAGGAGCGGCAAGGATGCCCATTGATACATCGCAGGGTGTTACGTTTTCTTTCGGGGGTGCCATTGGGCATCTTACTGGCATCGACGTCAGCCGCGCTGGCGGGACGATCGACACTAGCGACCTCACGCTGGACGACGGCGACCCGCGAACCTACGAACCAGCCCAGCTACTCGACGGCGACGAAGTCAAGGTCGAGGCGTTGTTCTCGTCTGATGAGAGCTACCCAGTTGTCGGCTCTGAAGGGACTGTCACGACCTCGCTCGGCTCTATTTCTGGCACGGCTGTCTGCACGGCGGCAAGTGTGAAGTATGCCGTCGGCGATATCGTAAAGGTCTCGCTGACGTTCAAGCTCGGCACCCCGCCAGACTGATTTCTATGGGGTGCTTTTATGGCTGTCATATCTGCGCAGGGGACTACCATCAGTTTCGGTGGTTCTAACCTCGGCAAGGTCACGGACATTGACGCTCAGTTCAACTCCCCGTCGCGCGAGATTCACCCGCTGATGGGGAACTCGGTGGACGAGGCTGGTCGCTATCTGTCTATCTACGAAAAGACCGTGTGCGACCACACGATGAGCGTGTCGGCTATTGCGACTTCGTTTAATACCAGCTCGGTTGGAACGAAGGCTGCGTTGACGGTGAGTGGTGCTGGCGGATGGTCAATCAACTTTCCGCACGCGATCATGGAAAGCATGAAGGTCGTGGCGAAAGCCGGAGACGTTTTGAAGGTGAGCTACACTTTCAAGAGGTCGTTTTCGTAACCACGCAAGGAAGCACAAATGCCACTGTCAAAAGCACAGATTCTTTCCGCCGATGATCGCTCCACAAAGGAAATCAAAGTTCCCGAATGGGGCGATTCTGTTTTGCTCCGTGTTATGTCTGGAACCGAACGAGAATCTTTCGAGCGAGAGTGGCAGTCCACCGAGGACAAACTCCTGCCGCAATACAAACTCAAGATGCTGCGGCGTTGTCTGTGCGACGACGAAGGGCAGCCACTGTTCTCTGATGACGAGCTTGAGGGGCTTGGGAACAAGTCCGCGTTGGTCATCGAAAGGCTGTTCCGTGAGTGCATGAGGCTCAACGGTTTCGAGACGACCGCAGTGGAGGAAGCAGCAAAAAACTAGACCGCCCTCCGCGAGAGGGCCACGTTTCAAGGAAGTTCTATTTCCGACTCGCGCTGGCTCTGGGCTGCACCGTCAGGGAGTTGCTCCAGCGGTGCGACGCTGCTGAGTTGGCTGAGTGGCAGGCGTATTACGTTCATGAGCCGTGGGGCAATGCCTGGAGGCAGACGGCAACTATTGCGTCTGCGATTGCTTGGTCTGCTGGAGCGAAGGACGTTGACGAACGAAACTTCATGCCGTGCCACTACCAACGAGTCATGGATGAGTCCGATATCCAAAGCGAACTAATGAAACTCGGCGGGCTGTTCCAGCCAGCCCCCGCACCGGAGGCCAGCGATGGGTGAGGCGATTGGTTCAGTACGGGCGACGTTCACTGCGTCAGCGAGTGGACTCCTCGGTGCGATCAATCAGTCCGTGGGGGGCTTCGGCAACTTCGCGTCTGCTGCGAAGCGAACTGCTGCAATGCAGGGAGAGTTTGCCGCAAAAATGGCTGACCTATCTGGTCGGCTTGCTAGCGGTGGCACTTCGGTTGAGGCTTTCGGAGCCTCGTATGCAAGGCTGCAAACTAGGTTCAAGGGGGCGGTCAGCGAGGCGGACCGAATCCAGTCTGGCCTGGAGGCATTGCGGGGGTCTCAGGCTGCGGCTGGAATGTCTGCGGAGCAGCTTGCGCAGGCTGAATCGCAGATCGTTGCGGCTGCGCAGGCTGCGACTCCTGCGTTGGAGAAACTCAAGAACGGTCTCGCTGAAAACCGTGCGTCGTTTGCGTCTGGAAAGATTTCAGCCGAGCAGTACCGATCCACGATCGCAACGCTGCCTGGGTCAATCAATGGCGCAGAGACTGATCAGCAGGCGTTCAACCGCGTCATGCAAGAGACGCAGAGTGTCCTGGCTGGAATGAGTGGGCCGACGGCAAAATATGAAAAGCAACTCGACACGCTCAGTTCTGCTTTCGCGCGGGGCATCATTGACGACGAGCAGTACGCTGCTGCAACACAGCACGTTCGGGACGCGATGGCTGCGGCTGACCCTGCTGCAGCGGCCCTGGCTGCTGCGATGGAGCGAGGGAAGTCTGTCACGCAGGCGAACCTGACTGAGCAGGAGAAGTACGACCAAGAGTTGTCGTCGCTGTCGGCTCTACTCTCACAGGGTGCAATTACTCAAGAGACGTTCACTCGCGCTGCTCAAGCTGCTGACCCTGCTGTAAAGGCGTTGAACGATGCCATGGCTCGCGGTGCGTCCGTCACGCAGGCGAACCTGACTGAGCAGGAGAAGTACGAGCAGGAACTGGCTTCGCTGCAAGGCTTGCTATCGCAGGGTGCGATAACGCAGGAGACTTTCAATCGTGCGGTCCAGTCCGCTGACCCTGCCGTGAAGGCTCTCAACGCTGCGATGGACCGAGGGAAGTCCGTCACGCAGGCGAACCTGACCGCAACGGAACGATACGATGCCGAGATGGCTGACCTGCGCGGGCTGGTCAACCAAGGTGCAATCTCTCAAGAGACGTTTGCACGCGCAAGCAAAAAGGCCGAGGACTCGCTGAACGGAACTGTGCCAAAGGCTCAGACTCTGGGACAAGCGTTCGGCAATATGCCCGGCCCGATCGGCGCTGCCGCCCGCGCTCTTGACCAATTCGGGGGTGGACTCAAGAACATGATGGCTGGCTTTTCTGGCGGCTTCGGGGCTGGTCTGAAAACCATGTTTTCTGACATTGGTGGAGGACTGTCAAATGCGTTTTCGTCTGGCGGTGCCTCGCTGCTTGGAATCGCTCCTCAGATCGCTGTCATCGGTGCGGTGGTCGGCGGTGCTGTTGCAGCCATCTCCCGCCTGACTGGCGCACTCGGTGCCGTAGGGGCCGAGGTCGAGCGAACACAACAGCTTGCGACACGCCTGGGAGTCTCGTTCCAAGAGTACGAGGTACTCGGAGTCGCTGCAAAAAATGCGGGTGTGGACGTCGAGGCGTTGGCTGGTGCGCAGACGAAGTTCCTCAAGGCCGTCAGTGAGGCTCGTGGAGGAGCCGAGAAGCAGGTGGCAGCTTTCGCTGCTCTCGGATTCTCTCAGCAAGAAATCGCCAACACGAATCCGAACGAATTGCTGGAGCAGGCGGCAAAAAAACTGAACGCCATCGAAGACCCGGCGACCCGCGCCGCGCTGTCGATGAAACTGTTCGGGAAATCTGGCAACGACGTACTGCCTGCCCTCGCTGCGATCGATGCGACTCGGGCTGGCATCGCCCGCCTGGGTGGCACGATGAGTCAGGTGGACGTCGAGCGGTTCTCAGCCCTCGACGATTCGTTTGACAACGTGGGCGTGGCTGGCTCGCGTCTTGGCAAGGTTCTGCTGACTCCGTTTACGGAACTGTTTACACGAGTTGGCAACGGTCTTGCTGCGGTAACGGGCGGGCTGGCAAAAGCGTTCGCTCCGATTGGCAACCTGTTTGCGGAGGTGGGTGGCGGTATCGGGCTTGTGGTGGAACGAATGGGCGAGGGAATTGGGTACGCCCTGAGACTTGTCGGTGCGTTGGGGCAGATGAGTGGCATCACCGTAATCGCTTCTGCAATCGGCGCGGCGGTAGACCAGTGGGGGCGATACTTCGAAGCGGTGGATTCATTCATCGAACCGATGGTCGCTGGCCTGGAGCAGGTCGCTGCGTTCGTCAGCGACAACATCCTGCGCGGCATGACCGCCGTCTACACAATCTTCGGTAACCTCGTAGCCGGTGCGGTGGAGTGGGTGGGACAAAGCAATCTTTTGTCTGGTTTGTTTTCATCGTTGACGGGCGGGGCGCAACTTATCGGGCAAGCATTTGCGATGGTCGGTGGCTGGGTGACGTACGTTGTCGAGCAGCTTGAGTATTGGGCGGGGATTGAACCCAAGAAGATGACGAGCCCAGAAGACAAAGAGGCGATCGAAGAACAGATGGCTGCGAGCAAAGAACTTGCAAAGCAGGAGGAAGAAAACCAGAAAAAAGCCGAGCAGCGCGCGGCCACAATCAAGGACGACATTCTTTCGCCGTACGAAAAGTTGCAGCAAAAGATGACGGAACTGAACGACCTGGAGCAGCGGGGGCTGCTGACTGCCGAGCAGCGTGCTGCTGCCGAGGCAAAGGTTCGCGACGAGTTTGCCAAGCAAGACCCAATCGCGCAGGCGGCAAAGAAAACCGCAGAGGAACAGAAAAAAGCCTCGGAAGATATTACGAAAGAAATCGAAAAGTCTGCGCAGGCTGGCAAGGAACTTGGTGCCGCTGGGCAGGCTGCACGCGACGAGTTTGCTGCGACCGCGAACGCTATCAAGAGCCAAATGGAAAGCGGGTTGATTGACCCCGAGCAGGCTCGCAAGCAAATGGCCGAAGCCACCGATGCGATGAATGAGGAACTCAAGCGAGTGGGCGAGGACGTTGACTTTGCCAAGAAGATGCGGGAGTCGATGCAAACGGAAGGTGAAAAGGTCGCCGCCGAGTTGAAAAAAATCGACGACAACAAGACGCTCTCGCCGGAAGAAAAGGAAAAAGCAAAAGCACAGGTCAAGGAAAAGGCTGCGGGGTCGTTACCCGGTGGCGAGAAGTCGCTCACGGAAAAGTTCCGAGACGACCAGAAGAAACTTCAAGACGCTTTCGACAATGGCGTGATCGACGAGGGCGAGTTCAAGCGGCGAGCGGCTGACTTGAAGAAGACACTCAACGATGCGTTGCCCGGTGCCGCTGAGAAAACTCCTGCTGACAAGTTCCGAGAGGATCAGAAAAAACTGCAAGAGGCATTTGACGGCGGTGCGATTGATAGCGGTGAACTGGATTCACGGTCGGCTGAACTCAAAAAGAAAATGGCAGAGTCGCTGCCGGGTGCGAACGAAAAAACGCCTGCGGATAAGTTCAAAGAGGACAAAAAGAAATTGCAGGACGCGCTGGACGCTGGGGCGATTGACCCTGAGACGTTTAAGGAACGTGTCGGCAACTTGAAGGACGAACTAGAGTCGAGCGTCGATGACGTTCGCAAGAATCAAGAGGGGCCAGACCGTCGAGCCAATCAAGCTGTTGACGTAAACAGCAGCGAGGGTGCCAGCACGTTCTTCCGATTGCTGCGAGGGCAGGACGACCCGACCAAGAAGCAACTCAAGGAACTTGAGAAGCAGAGCAAGTTGTTGGCGAGCGTTGACGCTGCACTCCGCGAGGAACAGGTGGTGAGTATATGAGTATCGTCGCGTGCGTCGAGACTGCTGATGGTCGTGGCGGTTCGCAGGACTTTGGGCAGAACGTGAAGTGCAAGCGGACGTTCGTTGTCACGATTGACGATCCGAGTACGTCTGTGTCTGACATTTCAAAGGAACCGGGAATCAACTGGCTCGACGCGCACCCCGAGTTTGGTGCCGTCTACTGCACGAACATCAACGCACAGCAGGACGGCGACCCACTCCACTACAAAGTCGAGTTCACCTATGACCTTGTACGCGAGGAAGAACGCGAACCGATGCCGTGGGATCGTGCGGATAAGTTCACGTTCAGCGGTTCAGCGACGAGCGGCCCCGCAATTGTCCACTACAACGACGGGTTCACCGCACCCAAGCTGATTGTCAATTCTGCTGGCGACCCGCTTGAGGGTGCCGAAAAAGAGTACGCGCAGTGGCACATTCAGATCAGCGGCAACCGTGAAAACTTTCCGTACGATATGGCGATGGGCTATGCAAACGCCGTAAACAGTGATTCGTGGTCTGGGTTTGCGCCCGGCACACTCAAGGTTCAATCAATAAACGGGCAACGCGAAGTCGAACAAGTTGACGACGCAGAGGTTGCGTACTGGCAAATATCTGTGGACATTGCCTACCGGGCGGAAGGCTGGAAGCTCAAGCTATGGGACATTGGCTACAACCAAATCGTCAACGGTGAGCGCAGGAAAATCCTCGACGCGATGCGAGAGCCGGTGAGCGAACCGGTTGCGTTGAGTGGTGGCAGTGCGAAATCGCCCGGCCAGCCGCCAGATATGTTGACGTTTAAGGTATACAACGAGGTCGCGTTCAATGGTGCTTTCACCGAACTGCCGGAATGACGCATGGCACGCGACAAAGCGAACACGAAGGCCGGTGTAAGGTTCACGCTTGACGCTGCCCGAGAAATCGCGGAGGTCGTCCGCACCGTCCGTGGCGGCGACCGAAAGCAGCCGGGAATCAAGCCGTCTGGTCAAGCGTATGCGTCGTCGCATTACTTGAGCAAGACAACGTCTGCGTGGACGAAAGGAACTAGCCAGACTCTCGCAATTTGGGTGGGTGAACCGGGCAGCGAAGCGGCAAGTGGCGAGAGCATTACTGCGTTGAATAAGTTCGCAAACGTCAAGGTTGGCAAGTGGGTGATGATCGCCCGCGCCAACGGCTCGTTCTATGTTGTCTCTGCGGAGTGCTGAGATGATTGACGCCGCCGAACCGTTGTCGTTTGTCATTTGGGCCGTGTTCGCGTTCGCGGCTGGTCTGTACCCGCTGGGGTTCATGCTTGGCTCGTGCAGCAAGTGCTGCGGAGGCGACGGCGGCGACCCGTGCATGAAATGCCAAGACCAATTTGAGTTCAAGCGGTGCGTTCGTTTTGAGGCGAAAGAAAAAAAGACTCGCTCCGGTCGTCACGTTGGCGATGCGTCTGGCAGGGTCGGGCTTTACCCGCCAGATACTCAGCCAGCCGTCTCGCCGCTGCACGGATTCTCTCGTTCGATTGGACGACCCGAGGACGTTGGTGCGAAGCGAGTGGTTGCCGAGGCGACAATCACAGCCCATTTTACGACCTATTACCGTGCAATCAGGCAAGATAGTTTTCCGCTGAAAGTGAAGCTCGGAACGTGGACGGGCGAATACGAAATTGTCTGGGACCAATGGGGGTACGGGCAGAACACCGCCAAGCAGGAGGTGCTTTACACCTGGACGATTGAGCGAAGCACGACCGCGACCGAAAAAACTGAAGAAGAAATCGACGACCGCTCGACGACGATAACTTATCCCGCTGCCGAGATTGACTCAATGATCGGCGCGAGCAATGACTACGAGGTACAACTCTCGCTCGCGTTCACTGCTGAAAACATTCGACGAGTGACCCGCCACGATTTTGGCTGGGCGGACTGGACTGACAACCTTTCGTTTTGGCTTGAGGGAAAGCGGTACAGTGGCTATGACGTTTCGATAGACAAAGTTTGCATCAACAACTACGAATACTATTTGAAGCTCGCCGACGTAAACAGGTTGCGATTCTGGCAGGAGGGTATGGCGCAGCCTTACGGATCGCAGCCGTGGGTATATGAGCAGGAGGACGTACTCAAGTTTTTGAATGGCGACGAACCACAGACATACATTGACCAAGCTGGCGTTGAGTGGGACGTAACGATTCAAGGCGACACGCCGCTATGCGGGCTTGACCTCGGCAGCGGTGCGAACTCGCTCGTTCCGTATATGGCGACGGCGGAACTTCCATCCGAGTGCCCCGGCCAGACTTGGAAATACGATATGCTCGGCTGCTCTGGTCTGGGGAGCTATGGGCGGCTCGGAGACCCCGGCTCGCCGCTCACTTATCCGCTTGTGAAACCAGCACCAATTTGGTCGTTCACGGCTATAAACGCCCCGCAAAGAATGACGTTCAATTCATTCCTGCTTGGCGGGCAGCATCATGCCGAGGGGTTCGCAGACTACTGTAGCTATGACCTTTACGTGGCCGGATCGTGTACTGCCGAAGGGGAAATCTACCGGCGATTGAGCGGCGGTGCGTTCTTCTGCGGTGACTTGCTATGGACGATTGAAAACGGCCCGTGCAACACAACCTATGAGCAAGTGCGAACCGATGGGCTGACCGAAATCTATACGCTCAACGAAACAAACGAACGGAAGCACAACGCACCAATCGGTCGGAAGATGTGTCCGGCGATTGGATGGACGAACATTGGATACACCCGGCGTGTAAATTGGGTCATCGACTACTATTCGTCAACAGAGGACTGCTGGCCTGAGACGATGAAATTCACTTACGCCGCGCACGACACTTGCCCCGGCTACGAAAGTGCCAGAGGCTTTGCCCCATATCATTGCGGGGGCGGGCCTGTTATTGGGTACTACACTCCGAACGATATGATTGAAGCCTGCCCCGATGGATGGCAGGCTGGCACAACTGAATACACAGTCAAGTTGCTTGCATCGCCGTCGTGCTACGAAGCGTACTACACTTATGACGGATATGTGTCTGGGATGAACTTAGCAGCCAAAGTGAAAAAAAATTGCGACGGAACGTATGAGGTTGCAAACCCGTGGACGCTTGACGGGCCTCCGAGTGCAGCGGGCGGATGGCCTGATACGCCGTGGATACCCGGCTGGTGGAACGATCCGCAAGTCCCAGACAGCACCTACGCAGCGTGCGACCCCGACGGTAGCCGAAAGATGCGGCAGAGAAGGTCCTACCCACTCGTCAGCGTTGAGCCAATATCGACGCCAACCCCGTATGAGTTTTCTATAACGTCAATCACCCCGACCGAGCTACCGGCGGAGGGCGGCGTTGTGACTGTCATCACGGATGGAGTTCAGTCGCGCGAATCACAGGTCACGCTTGGCCCGAACAAAACTCGTTTTTCGCTGACGCGGGTTTTCGACCCTGCGTATACAAGACGAGTCACTACTGGTGAAGTCAACTACGGGGGCACCGGCGTTGGCTACGAGGATTTTAACGAATACTTCGGCGGATACCAGCGACCTCACGCCACTGTCACGCAGAAAGGCTACGGCGGCGATGAGGACGACCAGTGTATATCCGACCCGATATGGATGAACGCTTCCGCTATATTCATGCCGAATCAAATTGTCTTGAATCAAGGCGGGTTGCCGACCGTCTATAAAGACTTCACGAAGGAGCGTTGCCTCATATGCCAGCCGACGACGCTTGAAGGAACAACGTGTGAGTGGGATGCGGTCGGGTCGGAGCCGTGGATGAAGATAGAAAAAAAGGACGGACTGTTCACGCTGACTATTGACCCCGAAGCGGAATACACGGTCGGTCCCGTTGATGGATATGCGTCTGGCCTGACGGGAACCGTCACAATTTCAACCGAGAAAGGATCGAAAGCGTGGACAGTATTCATCGGGGTGGAGGAGTGAGCGGCAGCCTGTGCAATTTCGACGAGACAACGAAGCGATGCAGACGCTGCGGGTACGCTGCAAAAGAGTTGCCGTTCCATCGTGCTTGCATGACTCTCGTTGAGACTGCCGAAGTCTATGCACACCAAATGATGGATCGACGCATTTCTGTGCCGCCACTGCTCGTCGGCACCGCTATATCGAAGACTCTCGCGCGGGTCGGCATTACTCCGCTTGCCATGAAGAAAATCACAGGCAAAGACTGCGGGTGCAAGCAGCGAGCCAGCAGGCTCGACGCCGCCGGTGCCGCTGTGTCGGCTGTTGTGGAACGTGCCGCCAACGCAGCGTTGCAGGTCATCCTGCCCTCGCACGTTGAGCCGTCCGACGTTGCGGCAATTGCCAACAGTATGCTCGTCAGCCCGTTGACCAACGAGGGATTGAAGCAAGGCCCGGTGACTTGACGCGCTGCCCATAATGGCACGCAGGGAGGCGAGCCGTGCCACGCAAGCCAAAACCAAAGCCACCGGACAAAGGCGTAATCCTCCCGCCCGAGTTGGACGACGATGAAGAAATTGCGGGGGGCGGAATCCCAGACGACGACGGGTACATTTACCTGAGGCGTTCGCGAACCGCGAACACGAAGGGAGAGCGGCGTGGCAAGGATGCCAAAAAGCAAAAGCCTGCTCAGTGAAGTCTCTGCGAGAGTGGTGGCTAGCACCCCTGGGTACCGATCCTGGTTCAATCAACTCCTGCCTGAGGCGCAAGCCGAACTGACGCTCGTGCGGAATGCGTTCCGCGATGGCGAGCTACGAGGGCGGCAGAAGCGAAGCGTGGCTCTGGCTGTCATGGAAGTGGCACGCGAGCGTGGCTGGCGAACGAGCGGCATCCAAGGGGTCATTGCATGGCTCGACGCAAAGCAGCGTTGACTGACGTCTCGGCAAAACTCCCGCCCCCTGTTCCATCGGCTGACTCTGAACAGGTCACGCAGAAGCAGGACGGCGACGTTCTGGAGGCTCGCTCAACAAGCCGCCGTATCCGCACGGTCGAGGACTTACTTCGGCACATCGAAGCGGACCTTGACCGCTACGATGTCGCCGCGAGTGAGGCAACGAAGTGGGAGTGCGGTGACGGCGACGGCGGTACGGTCGAACTGCACAGAGTGTTCGTGAGACTCAAGCCTCGCGGAGGGCCGACAGCCCGCGAGGCTATTGCGGCCATGATCGATGGCGCAAAAAGCGGTTTTTCATCTTCGAAAAAGATAGGTCATGCGCTATCAAAACGCCCGGCCCCGATAGGCTCTGGACTATTGCAACTCCTCGTCGTGGCCGATACGCACTTCGGAAAATACGCGTGGAACAAAACAACGGGTGGAGACGACTACGACCTGGGGATTGCGGAGCGACTGGTCGGTGAGGCGGGTCGGGAACTGCTTGCCGCTGGGGAGCAGCACCGTCCCGCTAAACGGGTCATCGCTTTCCTGGGTGACTTGTTCCACTACGACACTCCGCATGGCACGACAACGTCGGGCACGCCCCTAGAGCGAGACGGGCGACTGCAGAAAATGATCGCGGTTGGGTGCAACACCCTGCTGTCTCTGGTGGAGCAGTCGGCTGCGACTGTGCCGACGGAGGTGTTCTGCGTGAACGGGAACCATGACGAGGTTCTGACCTGGGCGTTTCAGCGGATTCTGCTGGAGCGATTCAGAGGGTCGAGTGCGGTGACGATCCGCGAGCAGTTCACGGGGCGGCAGTATTTTTCGCACGGCAAAAACCTGCTCGGATTCGCCCATGGTCATCGGGCAAAAAAGAAACTACCTCAACTGATGGCGTTGGAGGCTGCTGCCGAGTGGAGCCGCTGCCCGTATCGTGAGTGGCACACCGGGCACTACCACTCTCAGGCGGCGATCGAAACGCTGGACGGCGTCGTTACAAGAACAGCACCGGCCATCTGCCCGCCTGACGACTGGCACGCTGCGAATGGGTTCGTCGGTTCACGGCAGGCGATGGAAACGTTTCTTTATTCAAGCGACGGCGGGCTGGTCGCCATGCACGTTGCGGCACCGAAAGGCAAATGACATGGGTTGGATTGAAAAGAGAACGCCGCAGGGGTGGATTGAGAAGACATTCGTCGACGATGCTCCCGAACTCCGCGAGGGGTCTCAGAAATTCCTGGCAGTGCTGGACGAAATCAAGGCACTTCACCTACGCAAGACGCTGGACTACGGCAGCGACGAAGATGCGTTGTCGAACATCCGAAACTCTGCTGACGTCATCAACGTCCCGGCCTATGCTGGCTGCGTCGTGAGAATGTCCGACAAGATGCACCGGCTGCGGTCGTTCTTCCGCCGTGGCGTGGTGGAGTTCGATGGCCTGGAAGATACGTTCCTCGACCTTGCAGCGTATGCGATCATCGCCCTCGTTCTCTACCGGGAGGCTACGGACGATGCTGACGAGCGATGACTTAGCACAGATGGAGCACCGCGCTCGGCGTTTTTCTGGAGCGTATACGGGCACGAGCGGTACTCTGGCTGCGGACGTACTTCGTCTGCTGCAGGAACGCATGAGACTGCTTGCCGAAATTGCTGCCAAGGATGAGGAGCGGACGCCGTACTGGCGACAGGAACACGACTAGGCCATGGGCGCGGCGGCGGGGAGTTTTCACCCTTTCACTCCCCGCTGCCCCCATGTGCCTGAGGCCAGATCGCCGGAAGTAGGTCGCACGGCTGCGGGCCACGGTTGGTCATGCGGCGATCCAGATACCATCGCTGCGTGATTCTCGGATTCGAATGGTCGAGCAGTACCGAGGCGTCGCCGCCGAGGCTCTGAAAGTGGCTCGCGGCTGACCTACGAAGGGCATGGAACGACAGGTGGCGTCCCTTCCCCAGCCCCGCCCTGGCAACGACGTCGGCGTACCGATGCCAGAGGTAGCCACGGTTTCCGTTCCATTCAAAAAGGCGATGCTCGCCTCGTGCTGACTGAACAAGCGAGGCCGTTTCGTCTGACAGCCGATAGACTGCGTCGCGCTTCCCGCCCTTTCGATACTCTGCGCGAACGTGCAGAGACTTGTCTGTCAGGTCGTCTGGTCTGCACTCCAGCACCGCGCCGATTCGCTCTGCCGTTTCCCAGAGAACGCTGACGAGTGCCGTGAACCACACTGCTGCGGTGACTGCTCCGACCGTTCCGCGAGTGGCTGCGGCGGCACGCATGATGCCCTGCAGTTCGGCAACGCTGAACGCTTTCGGTACTCGGTCTGGAAGTGGTGC